CTTCGATCCAAAACGAGGCGTGATCTTTCGCCCCGGTGGATCGAAAGTATTTGGCGAGACCGGTGAGAGAAATTTGTTCGGGGTACATGTTCGTTACGTTACACTATTGCAAAATCTTTAACAGATCGTTCACTTTCCACACGTGGTTGTAAAACTGCTCGACGCACTCCACGCTCGAAGGATTGGTGATCTCTAATTCTACCTGATAGCTGACATCTTCTTCCGTGTCGGGATCGGACGCGTCCCCGCGTGAGATCGTCATGTCTATGGACAACCCTTTGCGCACGAACGACACGCGCTGTTTGATTTTCTTTCGATCCATCTCGTACTGTCCTATGACCGGTGTCTCCGTGCTTATGGCGACTCGAACGTCCAACGGTGCGCCCGGGTGTGTGAAATCTTGCTTTGAGACGCTCACTTTTTGAACCATCAGTTGGCGCCCACTCTCACCGTCGACGGTGATTCGAATCCCGTACTGATCGTTGTAATACACGTCCGTGGTCGACGCCCGTTGGGACTCCCATTGGTCGTACTGACGCAGACCTTCCATGAGACGGTTAAACGTTTCCGCGCCCACATTCGTGTCGAAAAACGTGCCGTTCTTCCGCCCGAGACGAATCTCGAACTCGACGTTTTGTGTATTTCGATACTGTTCGAAAACCCCATGGGTCGCGTCGACGATCGCTTGGACGTCCATTTTTGCTTGTGATGACATGTCACGTGGTGTTTAAGTAGATCATTAGATAATGTCCGTCCATTTCGGGTTTGGTCGTTTTCCGCACGGAATCGTCATCGACGAGTGACCACTCATCGTTCGAGTCACGAACCGTCGTAACGTAATGCCCACCCCACTGAAGCCCGCCGTGTATGGCGGACGCGACGAGACTGTACGTGAGTCCACCGATGTGTATGGTCAACACCGGTTTCACCTTACTCTTTTTGTCGAACGACACGATGAATATTTTTGGCATCTTTTTGAACACCGATCGCGTCGACGCGACCCTGTGCCCGTCGTAATCGTCCAATATCGTCCACTCGACCGTCTTGGCGAGCATTTTCTTCAAGTCCTTCGACCCGTCGTCGCTGAGGATGTGGACGCCGAACGTCTCGTCCTTGTCTGATCGACCACCGGGAAATATCGTCTCTTGTCTCTTCATCCCGTAAAACCAATGCTTGATGCTCGGGACGGCTCGCTCGATGATGTCGATCACACACAAGACCGCTTCTTGCACGTCGTGTTGTCGTCCGGCGTTGAAACGTGGGAATTGTGTTCGAAATGATCGAAGAAGAGGTTCCGCGCTCAAGGCGTGGTCGCCGGTGTCGTCGTCCCAGTACCCGCGAACGAATTTCGTATAGAGCGTCGTAAATTTGCAATCACCTTCGTACCCGACTCGTAAGAAATGATCCGTGAGGGGCGCGGCGTGTAACAGGCATTGGAGTGAGGTGTTGAACCAACACGTGTTACCGGTATTCAGCAGACCTCTCGTCATTTTTCTTACAACATGGAACGAGCTAACTCTTTAAAGTCTTCCAATTGAAGGTTCTCCTTAATGTTCACCAGTGTGCGATAATACGTTCGTCGATTGTTTGGAAAATTTTTGTCCGTGCGCTCAAACTGCGGTATCCATGCGTCGCGGTCGGCGTCGTACGCGGACTCCACCACCATCCCACTTTTGAACCACGGCTCGTTCACGGGCGTGTCCAACTCGTACACGGGTTTGCCCTTGTCTTGGAGATACATCCGCCACACCGTTCGGGTGTGATCCCACTCCAGTTTGAAATCGATCGTGTTCTTTTCTAGATTTTTATATTTGAACATGGTCTCGTGCGTTCCCATCTTCACCGGCTCTCGAACGGGTATGAAAATCACGCCGTCCACCTTCACACCCGATGCGACGACGGAGGGTAAGTACTCGTCGACGAAGGCGTCGAACTCGGCAAAGACGCGAAACTGTTTCAGTCTGAGTTTGTACGGATCGTTCGTCATGGAGATCACTCGGGTCATGAACTGTTCGATCTTTTCGAGTCGTTGTAAAAAGTCGAGGTGCCCACACGGAGCGCCGTCCATGTAAATCGCGTCGAACACGTACAGGTACGACCCGAGAAATTCGGCGTCGAGGATGGTTCCTTCGTACGCCTTCGGACCGAGGCGAAGGGGGATCTCGATGATGTCGAACGCCCGATTCACCATGTACACCTTTCGCTGTTGACCGACTTTCAAAGCGACCACAAACTGTCTCAACCCGTCCGTCTTCTCGGTCACCACGTAATCGTTAGACGTCAACATGGGAAAGTGTCTGCGTTCGATGCTGATGGGCTGGCATCCGGGGAAGCGATCGCGATTACTTCCGAACACCCACGAGATAAACGACACGACGTGCGCATGCACGGGGGACTCACGTGGGACGATCATTCGTGCGTGTCTTACAATGAAGCTACGTCTCTAAGGGTGTCGTTCGGACACCTGAACTTTGCAAAATGTTTGATACACACTCGTGTGCAAAAGTCATAGTCACGGACGCGGCTGTGTATGCGACGATCTTCACGCCTTGTTCTCGTAATTTTTCAAACATTCGACCGGGTTTGCCCACGACGATTTTGTCAATCTTTTTGCGAACGTTCTTGCAATTCATCACCCACGTTTTCGCTTCTGTACCGTTGATCGACCAAAGACTTGGTGACATCTCTTGGCGAACGTTCGTGTCGAACTCGAGTGCGCGCTGGTGCATGGGTTCGCTCGTGTCTTTTTTCGTCACCTCGACGAAGCGATCCCAGTCGATCTTTTCCTTCGCCGCCGGGAACACGAGGACGCCTATGCCTTCGAGTGCGCGATCGCCACAGAAATAGTCGATCGTAGCTTCGTCGATGTTGACGCCGTAATGAATCATGACTATTCGTTCACACGTTTTCATTCGGTCTTGAATGACGTCCGCGATCTCGAACGGGTCGTCGTTCACGAAACATAATTCATTTTTGATACCCGCTCGAATCGTACGGATGTTCAGTTTGAGCACGGTGTGAAGAGTCTTCACGTGCGCGGCGGAATTCCTGGTGACGATGATGGTCGTGAACTTCATTTACATCATGCTACGGTCTCGCTTTTAAGCCGATCGTCCATCTTCGCGACGAATGGTAAATTACCGACGTGTCCGAGCGTCGTGTGCACGTGGGCGTAGACCTTCCCACCGATCTTCTGCCATCGTCTCGAGAACGAATAATCTTCACTCAGGTATCGCTTCGAATCCGGGTCAATCATGCAATCGAACAGGGCGTAGTAGTTCTTGAAATCGGCATTCTGGTGATCGTTCACGCAGTACAGTTCGGGATACGCCTCGTGCATTTTCGTGACCGCTTCGCGTTTGATCAAGAGGAAACCCGTCGCGGCGTCCAAGACCTCGACGAACCCATTCTGCACCGGTCGCTGTTGCGCACCAAAGTTTATAACGAGGGATGAACTCAACATGATGGGCGATCGGGTGTCGTTCTCTTTCACCGCCTTATCCAGCTGATCCCACATGATGACCTTCTTCGGGTACACCCCGCAGCTCACCTCGTGACCACCCTCGAGAAGCGAGATGACCGATTGCGGATCGAACTCGATGTCGGCGTCGATGAATAAAAAGTGCGTCGCGTCCGTCTTTTGGTAGAAGCGCGCGAGGGCGACCTGTCTGGCGCGTTGCACGAGGGATTCGTTCTCAGTAGTGTCAAGATACATCTGAACCCCTCTCTTCATGAGGAGGATTTGCAAACGAATCATCGAGGTGAAATATTTGTCAAGGCATTGTCCACCATAGCACGGGGTGCTAACAAACAGTTTAATCTCTGACATGATTTAGTAAAATTACATTTTCGACTCTAAGTGCTTTTTCACGAGGATCTCAATCTTATTGATGGTAGGAACGCTCAGACCGCACACCTCACACACCTTCGCCTTTGTGACCTGGTCTCGCAAGATCATGTAAATGCACGTCGACGCCACGCTTTTGGGCGTCTTCGACATGAGTTCTACACAATCCTCGACGTCCGCGCATAATTTGTTACACGCGAATCTCTGTTCCCTGGTCGCATCAAAATGATTGAACAAGCGCTGCATTATGTCCCGAGGTTTCGTCGCCGTGGACGACGTCGCCCGCGGAGATGCATTCGACTCTCCGCGCATGACGTCCCGTACGAGCTGTGCCGTTCGCGTCACGTCTTTGATGTCTATGTGAAACATAGTCGCCACCTCCTCGGCGCTTCGGGGGAAGGAGTGGTGCTTGCAAGCTAACAACACACAGTTGGCTTTCACACCCTTCCTGACCCCACCCCTCGTGAGCTTTTGTTGGGTGAAAAACTTGTAGAATCGCTTCGCGTCCGAGAGAATGTTGTCCGGCAGGTGTAAGTGACACGCCTCGTCGATCTCTTTGTACGCGTGGTAGAGTGTGCGATCCTTGTGGTTCATGCTCATGTGTAGATTGATTCGAGAAAGGCGTCGATTTTCGTATCTCGACACCTTCTTGGACGTCGTCGACATGACCGTCGACTTTCCCCACGACGCACTGAACAAATCAGGGTTCGCGTTCGGGTGAATGCATCGACTAGGATCCGATACCCGACCGTCGTCCGTGAGCCCGCTCGTCCACTCTGGACTCTGATCGATGTACGAGTCTTCCACTAACCCACACATCGAACACGTGGGCAATCCTTCCGGGGAAATCACCTTGACCCCGTGACATTCCACACAAAAATTCTTCACCAAGTTTTGTTGTGCCGGCTTTTCGTTTTCGCGTTGTTGTGATAAGAGTTTGTCTAAGTCAGACCAAATTGCAGCCAGCATGTTGGTAATGTAGTCGGGTATTGAATTTTTTCAAATTAGGCGCATCGATAGGTGTGAGACATAAATTTCCTTAATGTTCTGAATACAATGGGTAGCGTGCTTGTAATGTACGTCGCGATGTTAATAAACAATAATGGTATAAGAGCAAGTGCGCCATATTTTCGAATTGCGGAAGCGCCAGCGCTGGACGGATAGGCTTGGGTTTGATGGGGACGTATCGCGTATCCGGTGCACCTTGAGCGACGACGTCTTCCACGTCGGACACGTCCTGCGGTGGCGTCACGCACGGGCTTTCACCGGATCCTTCGTCGAGTGGGATGTCGAACACGCTCTTGCGCTTCTTACCCGGACACGCTTCCATGCGTCGAAAATATTTTTGTGCATGGGAGGCTATCTGCGTGCACGTGCGCGAAGGGACGAAATGGATCGAGATGTCTTTCCATCGACCCTTGCCGAAATGTCGGAGACCTTTGAGGAAGGCATTGTGCTCTTCGATTGTCCACGGCGTCCCGCGTCGTGTCGGGCGCTCGGGTGTTCGTACCATGGCGCGCGCGATTCTGAGGATGCGCGTCCCGTGGGCGAATCTTTCTTTTTGGGCGGGAAAATTCAAAAACTTGAAATTTCAAATTCGACCTGTAATGAAAAGCGTGAGTGGAGGTCAAGTCAACGCCACAACTCGACGCATAAAAATGAAAATGACCTCACGCGCGAACGACACGTGTAAAAAATGTGGCAACAAGGGGCACTGGGCGAGAGACTGTGTGAGAGAGGTGGATGTCTATTACAAACGTTCCGGTAAAACTGATAAAAAAAGGATTTATCTTGACGTCAATTACCGTGACAAAGACTTTGCGAAGAGCCACGGTGCTCGGTGGGATGCGGACAAGCGAAAGTGGTATGTTTTGGAACGTGTGCCAGACGCTCTCAAGCAATTTGAGCCGATCCGAACGCACACCTACATCAAACCGGAAAAGACAATTGATTGTATGTGTCGGTACTGCTTCTTTTCGTTCGAAGAGAGTCTCCAGAGATCGAATTCAGACCCTTCAGCGTGCATTCACTGTGCTTCGAAGAAACAACCACCGGCTTGCAAACATTGTAGAAAATTTATGGTAGCAGACACTTGGACTGGTGATGTCGACGACGAGTCTATCGTTATGATCCATGACTGTGTTGGTAACCCAAACATGTATGATGGAGAGTGCAGTATATTCGGGTGTCTTGACCGGCCTCAATCTTCTGCGATTGATTTTGTTCGAAGTTTGAAAGAAAAACTAAATCACGAAGCAGAGGTTCGCCGTGACGGCGTCGAGTCAGCTCTCCGAGATGCGTTTCAATCCCTTAAAATCATTAGAAGGGGGCACAAGGAACTCATATTCGAGCTGGATCCTGAAGACTGTGTAGACTCATTCATCACAAGACATAAGGCAGTTGGTACCATTATTGGTACCAATATGTTTCGACCGAATTCTGTAACAGGGTCCATGTGGAAGTTTGATAGAAAGTATACTCATCCGCGATACAGAGCATACAGTATTGACTCTGAACAATCTACCCGTTACTAAATACATTGAGTCTGTTTTTGCCTAGCTTGATATATAATGTAATCCAAACCGCTAACTCAGTCTGATTTTGCCTAGCTTGCTCCGCACCCATACTTAATCCCCCCAAACCCTTTGGAAATGATTACCTATGTGGAGGGACAAGAAAACGGTACACCAACCGCTATTAAATAAAACCACTCTTTTTGCGTTCCTCCGGAGTCTTGATGACATACATAATCGTCAAAAACAGAAAGGTCGAGATGATGGCGTACTCGATGTCTTGCGTCGCGCTGAACGCGATCGCGAGAAGAGACACGTATCTGAAGAGTCGACTGTCGAACATAGTCTTCAATTTTTTTGGAACGGAGATGGCGTTGCCTGAGAACAACCCTTGGTAGAGAATGATGAGGGTGAACAAAATCGGCTGCGCCTTGATGAGCGACTCCGTCGGACCGGTGATAGGTGACAGAAGGTTTTTCACCATTGTAGTATTAATTATACAGAAATTAAATTCATCAACGTCTCAACTTTTCGTCGATGTTCGTCACTCTTCACCATGAGCGAGGGTGACTCGAGTAGTTGGAGAATGCGTTGGTTATCGTCACCCTCCTCGTTGGGTGTTTCAAACTTACGAATGTAATCGGCGCAGATGTACACGACGCCGTCGGCGAATTCTTCCTCCGCCATCTCGTACCAACTGTCCTTGTCCGTCCCCCACGTTTGAGGATTGTCTCGGGTACGGACCCCGTGTCCGTACTTGCTTCTACCCAAATCTAACCTCTTACGAATGAATTCCATGGTGCTAAAGACACGTCACTGATTTTTAAGTGTGAGTGTGAGAGTACCTAACCCGACGAGCACGAGGACGTGGAATGTGTCCAACGTGATAGGTCCGAGGCGAATCAGTCTGTACGCGAACGCGTGACACAGATTTTTCTCACCCCTGTTCCCTTTGATATTCGCGAGAGCATCTGGACACCGTCGGGTGTTCCTGTTCGTACTCTTCTCGGATGTCATGACGTTATCTTCGTCCGTCCAGAACGCATTCTCCCCGTCAATCATCTTTCGCACACCCGGAATCCTGGAAGAGTCCATGTCGAAATGGTCGGAGTACTTGTGCAAGAGCGCCTTGCGCGCGCCGTCGCGGGTGACGAAATACGCCGCTGCGGAGGCGGACAGTCGACCCGGTTTCCCACCACCTTCCGGACAGAACCCGTCACAGTGGAGGAAGAGGAAATCCCAATCGATCTTCCCGTTTCGGAGCTTGTCTTCCAGGTATCGTCGATCGATGAAGAGTGGGTAGGCGTCGTCTTCCAAAATCAAGGCGACCGGGGTGATCCCATTCAAGAGAAAGTGTTCGAGCGCTTTGAGGTGCGAATAGCAACACCCGATGTTACTCTTGGGCATCACCACTCGGGCGTGAGGTTTGAAGAAACGTTCGAGTTCGCATTTCGGGATTTCGTCGTACGCGTACCCGTGCACGCGGACGGGGTCGATTCCGGTCTCGCGGAGATAGTGTCTCTGAGTCTCAAACCTCTTGGGCTGAGCCTCCATGTTGATCACGTAGGTACTGAACATCCTTAATGTTACAACAGGAAATTAGTCTTCATCCATCTCTTCTATGAATTCCTCATCACCCTGATCGTCCTCATCGTCCTCGATTTCTTCCACATCCATACCTTCGAACTCTTCCTCTTCCTCCTCTTCTTCGTGGTCTTCTTCGAATTCGTCTGGAGGCGGCGGTACTTCCTCTTTCTTCTTCTTCGAATTCTTCGGTTTCGATTTCGGTTTGAACGCCTTGTCGATGTCAAATTTTTTACAGACAGACCGAATTTTATCGTGCCGTTTGATGATTTTTTTCAAAAATGTATCATCGGCACCAAGCTTTTTGAACGCGACGACAAGTTCGTTCAGCGGTGGCTGCTCGTTCTTCGACCAATATTTCTCGTAGAGGTCGTGAAGGGCGGTGTTCACGACAATGCTGATTCTTTCTGTCTCTTCTTCGACCTCGAGGTGTACATGGATCCTGTCGGAGATGTGCGAGGAAAACGGGTATTTGACCGAACTGACCGTTTGCTCCGGTGGTACGTACTTGTACAGCTTTGGGTCGAAGCGCGACGGGTCGAACGGGTACCCGACCGCCTTACAGTGTCGCTCGTAGAGTGCGATGTAGTCGTCGAAGCGATAGATCGGCTGAGGTACGAACTTGTACCCTTCCGTCGGCGGTGGGTTGCATATCGCATCGAGGTCGAGCGTCGGCATGTGTTGAGTGGTTTACTTATTGCATGACTTTCGCGCGTCGGAGACTAAAATATCTTTAAAGGCGGTAGGACGGACGTTTTTTCGGGGTCAGAT